CGGTTATTACGCAATCAATAATGAACTCAAGATTAGTAATGACCACCCTGTACTAGCAAATGGTACATGGACACGTCCAGAAGACTTGGTAGTAGGTGATAGCATTAACGGTATTCCTGTATCATCACTTGAGTATGTGGAACAGTTAACGCCAACAGTATCTATTATTATTGATGGTGAAAGTTTTGACGTACACACCGAAAACAATATCTACACAGTACATGGTAGATATAGGGAAATACGTCAAGAGGCTGCGTAAGAGGCTTACTTAAATCTTACAATCAGTTGGCTACTCACTCCCCACGCCCGACAGTGTGGCTACAGTGGCCCCAACAAAGGAATAAATAATGAACGATACAATCATGGCAGAAGAAATGCAAGCACCAAAGAAAGTTGCATTTGCTAATCGTAAATACACTAATGAAGAAAAACGACAGATTGAAGAAGAAGAACTAGAACAACTAATGAAAGAACAAAAGGGTGAGGCAGAAGCTGCTGCGCCTGAAGAAGCAGAGCCTACGTCCGCTGAAGAGAAAACATTTAAGAAGCGTTACTCTGATTTGCGCCGACACCAGCAAAAACAAGCTGAAGAGTTTAAGACTGAACTAGATGCAATGAAAAAGCAGCTTGAGTCAGCCACTAAGAAAGAAATGAAACTGCCTAAGTCTGATGAAGACATTGAGCAGTGGGCAGCAGACTACCCAGATGTAGCAGCTATCGTTGAAACAATCGCAATGAAAAAGGCACGTGAACAATCCAGTGCTTTGGAAGAGCGTGTAAAATTCATTGATGAGATGCAGCTTAATGCTACTAAAGAAAAAGCTGAAGCAGCATTGATGCAGATACATCCTGACTTTGATGAAATCAGAGACAGTGACGAATTTCACAATTGGGCAGAAGAACAGCCTAAGTGGGTACAGGACGCATTGTACGACAACGATAATGATGCACGTTCTGCTGCACGAGCAATTGATTTATATAAAGCTGATATGGGTATTTCTAATAAAAAACCTAAGTCAGACAAAGATGCAGCTAAGTCTGTATCTACAAAGAACTCACGTAGTAAGCCCCAGAATAATGAGGCTTCTTCGTATCTAAAAGAGTCAGAAGTACAAAAGATGTCACCTCAACAATATGAGAAGATGTCTGATGAGATTATGGATGCTATCCGTAGTGGTAAGTTTATCTATGATGTTTCTGGTTCTGCTAGATAAAAAAGAGTTGACAAGTAGTTATTTTTAAGTATAACTATAGTCATATAAGTGTATGTCGGTTCGCTACCAACGTACAATTATAATCAGCAAACAACAATACACCTTTCGGATTACCTGAATAACATGGCCTACTAAGTACATCGGCGGCCACCTTTGTATACGGTACACCCTACGTTAGACAGCCTCTGTTAAAGCATTGTCTAGTTTGCATCTGTAAAGCTAATAACAGGAGATGGAAATGGCTTTTACTTCCGCTGCTGGATATGGTAACCTACCTAATGGTAACTTTAGTCCAGTCATTTACTCCAAACAGGTGCAACTTGCTTTCCGCAAGGCCGCTGTTTGTGAGGCAATCACTAACTCTGACTATTTCGGTGAAATCGCCGCAATGGGTGATTCTGTAAAGATCATCAAAGAGCCAGAGATCACAGTCAAGGCATACGCACGTGGTACAACAATCACACCGCAAGACCTTGATGACGAAGACTTCAGCCTGACAATTGACAAAGCTAACTACTTTGCATTTAAGGTTGATGACATTGAAGAGGCACATTCACACGTTAACTTCCAGTCTTTGGCAAGTGACCGTGCGGCTTACCGCCTCGCTGACCAGTTTGACCAAGACGTTCTTGGCTACTTGTCAGGTTACAAGCAGTCAGCCATTCATGGTACAGCCGATACAGTCAATGATGTAGTCAACGGTACTAACGCTGTTGGTTCTACTACTGACGAATTGCTTGCAAGCATGAAGTTGGACGCATCTGACTTTAATGGTGGCGGTGCTGGTGACGCAATTGCAATCCTTCCACGTACTGGTTCAGGTGCTGCACCTACCAATGCTGGTGACGCAAACCCACTGCAGGTTATCGCCCGTATGTCTCGTCTGCTAGATCAGCAGAATGTTGACACACAAGGTCGTTGGCTTGTTCTTGACCCAGTGTTCATTGAAGTACTGAAAGACGAAGATTCTCGTCTGTTCAATGCTGACTTTGGCGGTTCTGGCCTAAACAATGGCGTTGTTTCTAACAACATTCATGGCTTCACCGTGTACACTTCAAACAACCTACCACAAGTTGGTACTGGTTCATCTTTCACAGGTGCAAACAGTTCTACTAACTTTGGTGTGATTGTTGCTGGTCATTCCTCTGCTGTTGCAACTGCAGAGCAGATCAACAAGACTGAAACATATCGTGACCCTGACAGCTTCGCTGACATTGTTCGTGGTATGCATTTGTATGGCCGCAAGATTCTTCGTCCTGAAGCTCTTGTTAACGCCGCTTACCATTTAGCATAAGGGAGATTTGAAAAATGGCTAACATTACTGCACTTCTCAAGGCTGCTTCTGGTAATTCACAGCGTGGTCGTAATCCGTACTACGTAGATGTTACAATTGATCTGACGACAAATAGCATTGCTCCCGGCGATACTATTCAGGCAATTACAGTGCCTGCTAACACCCTGATTATGGGTGCTGGTTTTCAGGTTGTATCATCTGCAACCATGAACACAGGTACAGATGCTACCGCTGCTCTTGGCTTCACTGGTGGTGATGTCGATGAGTTTGCTGCGGCTCTGGACATTGATGGCGCAGCTGATGGAGCTTACGCTCCACAAGTTGCAATTGATGGACTTGCACCATCTACAACTGCCGATACAATTGATATTGTGTTGGCTGGTAGTGGCGCATCATTCTCAGCAGGTAAACTTCGTGTTTACGCTATGATGATGGACATCAGCGATCTAGGTGACATGGCTGCTGACGAAGTTGACCGTGACGCACTTGCGTAAATAAAACACTAGAGGGCTGCTTTCGGGTGGCCCTTTAGTTACTTATTAGAGGATTTATATAAATGCGTAAAAGTAAAAAATATGCTTTAGGTGGTATGGGAACTCCTGAACAAGAAGACAGTAAGTACCGTCCATCTGCTACACGTGCGCCACAGGGCATGATGTCCTCTAGGGGTACATCGGCTGCTATGGGTTTGTCTAAAGGTGGACTACTAAAGAAATATGTTAATCCTGTAACAATCGTAAATAACTTAGAGCGTAAAGAAAATAAGTAAATGGCAGGCATTAACTTTAGAACTGATAGCAGCTTTGTTGAAGTAACAGGCAATTCTGCAAGTACTACGGGTAGTCCTAATAATGCTACACTACTGTTTACTTGTCCAGCAAGCCATGAAGCTGAAATTGTTTTTCTTATGGTTGCTAATGAAGATAGCTCTACTTCTAATATAGGCATTCAAGTATATCACGCTGATAATAATACTTATCATTTTATGGTAGGTGAAGAAGCTATAGCTGGTAATAATCACACACAGTTTATTGGCGGCGGTCCTTTGTTTTTACATGCAGGAGATAAAGTATTAGTGTTTAGGCATACGGCTAGTCATAATTTTGATGCTACACTTTCTGCTAGACTATATTTTACACCTGCTAAAAGGCTATAACAATGAGTACATTTATTAATCTAACTAATGAACTATTGCGTAGATTAAACGAAGTTCAAATAGATGAATCTAGTTTTGCTAGTGCTAAAAATGTACAAGCACTAGCTAAGGATGCAATTAATTCTGCTGTCAGGCAAATGCTTCAAGACGCACAAGAGTGGCCTTTTACTCTAGTAACTTACGAGCAAACATTAGTTGCTGGTACTGGTACGTATTCTTTTCCTGCAGATTATTCAAAAGCAGACTGGGATACTTTTTATATTAAACAACTTTCGTCAAAAAATAACACACCTAAAAAATTAAAATTAATTACTTACGATCAGTATTTATCTAAGTATAGAAGCACTGAAGAGTTAGCTGGAGAAAACGGAAGAACTGACCCTGATTACGTTTATATGACGCAGGATACAAAGTTTGGTGTTACTCCTGTACCTGATGCAGCGTATGTAATTGAGTACAGATACTGGAAATATCCTGCTGATCTTGTATTATATAATGATACAGTAATTGTACCTGACAGATTTAGGCACGTAATTATTGATGGTGCTATGATGTATATGATGCTATTTAGGTCAAATGAACAAAGCGCAAATATGCACAGTACAAAGTTTGAAGATGGTATAAAAATGATGCGTAGATTAATTATAGATCAACACACTAATGTTATTTCTACAGTAATACAGAGGTCTAGCAACAGCGTAAGTGTTGATAGAATCTAGGTATGGCAGATAATCTACAAACCTTTGTCTCTGTTTGTTCAGGGGGGCTTGTCACTAATGTTGACCCGCTTACTCAAAGTAATGCTTTATCTGGAAGTGCCATACGTCTGATTAATATGGAACCTTCACTTGAGGGTGGTTATAG